CGACGGGGATGGTCATTGGTGGGTCTCCCCGGGGTTCATGCGCGTCTCCCTCGCGTGTGTGTCAATGGCACATGTGTGCCATGCGCTTCCGTCCCCCCGGGCGGAATCGTGGTGTGGCAACCGCGCGGCTCCGGTTAGGTCGGATCCGTGTGGCCAGGGCCGTCGCCTCTCCCGGCGGCGGCCCGCTCGCTTTAAGGCTCACTCACCATGCGACGGTGTACTGGTGCGCGCCGCTGTGCCCGTACTTCTTCGCACATCCAATGGTGCGGAAGGAGCTGCCGACGGTGACCTGCACAGAACTGGGGCAGTCGGCGTTGGTGAATGCGACCAGGGCTGTGTACGTGTGCGGCTGAGCCGGGTAGGAGTGTCCGGTCTCGAGGGTGCACTGGACGGTGGTCGATCCTGCGTCGGAGAGGACAGTGACAGTTTCGGGACACTGGGCCATGCCTCAGGCCGCCTCGTAGTGGCCCATGACGGTCAGCGCCCGACCGCTCGCGATGATGGTGGCGTTGTCGTACCGCACGATGCTGGCCACCGTCGAGGAGAACTGGAACGCCTGGAGCATCGAACCTGTCGCGGTCGTCTCCCTGCCGTTGCCGAGGTAGATCCACCCGGACTGCGCGGTGACGGGCAGCGGCATCCGGATCGCGCCCGCAGCGGTGCCGGCGGTGGTGATGGTGATGGTCGCGGTCCAGATCACCAGCTTGTTGGCTTGGAGGTAGCGGCAGTTCGACGCGGCGACGGAGGTGAACGTGCCCGTCTCGGCGGTGATGGTCGGTGACCACGTCGACTCGGCCTCGGTGAGCGCCTTGAGAGCGTCGCGGTAGGTGGCGAGGTTCGTCGGGACCGTGGTGGTGTCACCTGACGCGATGGTCGGGATGGTGCCGGTGAAGGTGGTCACTCACGCCTCCGATGGGGTGGGGCCGGGACATGACGAAGCCCCCGTCGATGCGGCGGGGGCTTCGGGTCAGGCTGGTCGGGCTCAGCGGCGATGGTGGTGGCGCTTGTGATGCTCCGCCTGCGTCGGCGTCTGCGAGGTGGTAGTGACACACGGGTGGGCTGCGGTGCAGTCCGGCGGCGGAGGACACGAATTGGCTGCGGTGCAGTCGGGCGGAGGGGGGCACGGCTGGGCTGCGGTGCAGTCGGCGGCTGCCGTGTCGGCGTAACTCGGTCCACTGGGGGCGAGAGACGCGAAGGAGACGGCTGCTATCATGACCGCCGCGGCGGCGAACTGATGCATTAGATTCTTCATGGGTGATCGGCTCCTAGTAGCTGATTGCCAAGGCCCTGTCGCCGCCCCTTAACGGCTGCGACGGGGCCGTCTTGTCATCAGCAGTGTACTCCGAGCCACCGACAGCACATGACCCAAACGGACTACTGGCCTAGGTCGGGTCACAGCTCTACGCTTGCGAACCAGCGCCGTTCTGGGGAGGGGTTTGCCCCCCAGGTCCGATCCGGTGCCAGGGGCCGCTCTCGGCCAGCGCATGCGCTGAGGGCGGCCCCGTTGTCTCAGAACGCGACCGGGTTGGTTCCGATCACGCCGCGGGTCGCATCGCCGATCACCAGTACCTGATCCTCGGGTGAGCTCGGCGACAGGTTCCACGTGACCCGCAGCGACTCCGGACCTATCTGGATGGTGCCGCCCTCGATGAAGTAGTCCACACTCGAGGTCGCCGCCTGCGAGGGCCGGTTCGAGACCGTGATCTTGTCGCCCACTGTGGCGGCCAGCACGGCCGCGCAGTTCGGGGTCTTGCCGACCTGGGCGAGCGCGTCGACCGTCAGCGAGGGGACACGCTCCTTCGGGTCCTTGTACTTGTACAGGTTCCAGCCCGCCTGATTGGCGGGTGCGTCGTCGTCCTCGCCGGCCGTCTCGATCGAGAGAGTCGCCACCCCGTAGTCGTTCTGACTGGTCGTGTCGAACCGGTGAGCGGTCACCGTGTTCGCGGAGTTCTGGACAGTGACGTTGTTGGCCAGCCCAGTGCGGTCTGCCTTCGGCAGGTAGTCCGCCTCGACCTCCTGCTCGGCCATGTTCAGCGTGAACGAGGAGGACACGACGTAGCGGCGGGCGCGGTTGTGAAACATCAGCGTCCCGTCGCGTCCGTCGTGGAGGACGCCGCCCTCGGTGGTCTCGCAGATCCGCATCAGCTCCACGACCTGTTTGTCGGTGGTGTCGATGTGAACCATCGTCGCCTGCCCGGTCTCCGCAGAAACCTCGGAGGACGGGATGCCTGCATAGCTTGCGTAGCGGATCAGACGGACAGAGGTGGTCTCTCCCGCGTAGCCCGTGGTCATGGCGCCCCAATGTGCGGCAACCCGCGCACTACTCAGCGCCGAGTTGAACACAGCCGTGTGCGCAAGCGTGACCGCCAAGGGCGAAGACCCGTCGGTGTATGCGCCCAGATACATGGAGTAGGTGTTGGATGTGGATATCGCCGGGCCGGTTCCAGTCCCCGCCGAGGCGCCATCCACGTACAGGGTGTAGGTCGTGCCCGAGATTGTCACCACTGCGCCGTGCGTCGCATTGTCGGCATATGTGCCTGCCGTTGCGCTGACGATGACGTTCAGTGCGGCGTCCACCACAGTCAGAGCACCGCTGATGTTCATGGCGATCATGAAGCCGCTGACCGCCTGATCTGCGACCAATCCCGCCACGACACCCAAGGTGGCCGCGGTGCCTGTCGGTGGCGTCTGCACGAGGAACGCTGTCTCCAGGGTCAGGCTTGTCGCCGTGGGCGCCATTGACGACCCGAATAGAAACTCGCCGCCACTGGAGATCTGCACCGCCGTCAGGCCATCCGTGGCTGGGCCGGTCGCCGACCCGAATACCACGGGGGCACCGGAGCCGCGCGGCTTCATAGGCAGGGCGTTCCTGCCCGATGAGTCATTGGCCTGCGTGGCGCTCTCGGGCTCGCCCATCGTGTAATAGGCGATCGGATCGTCGGCGAGAATCTCGGTCTCCACGAGCGACCGGATGGTTGCCTGCATGCCCAGCCGCGAGAGCCGCGACGACGCGGTGATCGTGCACTTGGCGTAGGCGTCGGTGCCGTTCCACTCCGTCGGCCACTCATTGACGAACCCGAGGAAGTAGACCGCCTCGGTGCCGTCGACCGGGGTGAGGATCACCCGGATCGGGCGATCAAGCTTCACGCCCGACCCGTAGGGACCCGAGGTCTTACCGAACGTGAACCGGCCGTCGGAGTTGTCCAGGGTCAGCGTCAGTTGGTTGGCGTCCGCGGTCGACCGTTCGTCCTGCCGGCCCCACGTGATCGTGATGCCCTCGGCGAGCTCGACATAGTCAGTGACGTCGGTCCAGGTGCGCAGCGTCGCTGCTGTGCGCTGTCCTGCGTTGAATGCGATTTCCACGCGGGCGCTGGCCATGTACTGGCTCGGCGCCGATGGTTGCGCTGGCTCGCCCGCCGCGAGGATCGTGACCAGAGTGGACACTCAGGCCGCCCAGATCTCGAAGACGAACCCTCCGAAAGCATTGTCACCCGTGGTGTCGTTAGGTCCGCCGTATTTCAGACCAGTCGATGCCACCACGGTCTCAACCCCGTAGGCCGCATCCCAGACCAGCGTAGCCGACGGGGTCAGCCCAGTCACAGGGAACAGCGCCTCGACGGTCAGGAACGTGGTGGCCGCGAGGTTGCCGTTCACCAGTCCGGCAGGGGTGACCCGGCCCTTGACTGTGGAGCCCTCAAGCACGCCGAGCGTGATCTGCGGGAACGTCGTCGCGCCGTGCAGCGTGCCCCGCAAGCGGACCAGGACTTTGCCCGTCACCGGCACCCCGAAGGTGAGCCGCAGGTTGGTGGTGTCGATCGCCGTCATCGCCAGCAGCGCCGTCGTGGACTTGCTGACCGCCGCGGCGGGGTCGTACAGGGTGCCAGCCAGCAGCGCCATCACAGCCCGCCTTTCCTAGACCGTTCGAGCTATGTACGGGCGGACGGCGAGGGCCTAGCCTCCGCACATGGGGTTCATCTTCAGTAAGCGCAAGAAGGTCGGGAAGGACACGACCGCCAACGTCTCGAAGAGCGGGGTCTCGGTCTCGCGCAAGGCGGGGCCGACCTCGGTCAACAGCCGCGGCAAGACGAGCGTCCGACTCGGGAAGGGTCTGCGCTTCAAGATCTAGGAGGGGCTGTACAGCAACTGCCGGCCATCCGCGCGCTCGAGCTTCCTAACCGCCTTCACAACCTCGCGCGCCGCAGCGACCGGGTCTGTCACTACACCCATGTTCACGGTCACGTTCACCGTTCGAGCGTTGCCGCCCTGGCCCTTGATCTGGCTCTGGAGCTTGTCGATCTGGTCGCCATACATGCCGCCTGCGACCTGCCCACCCAGCGCCTCAGACATGCCGGTGACGTCGTTGTAGAGCCCCGCACCCTGCGTTGCCAGGTCCTTGTTCCCCGCCAAGTCGAGGATCAGGCCGGCATTCCCGGACTGGAACAACGCCGCCAGCGCCTTCGGCTTCCAACCCCAGCCGAGCAGTGTCTTGAACGCCGACGAGAGCTGCGCAAGCTGCCCCTTCTTCGCGGTCAGGTTCGCCACGAACCCCGACGCCGACTCAGCCTGGAAGATGTCGCCGGTGAACGCGCCCGCCACCGACTCCTTCAGCGACTTGAACGCATCCTTCAGCGTCGAGAGCCGGTCCTTCAGCTTGTCGATCAGCTTCTTCGCTGCGGAGTCGACCTTGTCCTGTTTGGCGGCGATCCCATCGGCGAGACCGTCACCGATGTAGCCCCCGAGCTCCTTCGTCACCTTCGACGGCGAGGAGATCCCCATCAGCTCCCGGATCTTCTTCGGGATCTTGTTGATTAGCGATGTCACGTAGTCGGTGACCTTGTGCCCAACAGACTCCAGACCGTGGACCAGTCCCATAATTATGTTGACGCCGATGGTCTGTAGTTCGCCGGGAAGGCCCTCGAGGAAGCCCTTGATCTTCCCCGGCAACTGCTTGAAGAACGAGACGACCTCGCCGACCTTGTCCACTACAGCGGAGACGAACTGCCCATACTTTTTCGCGCTCCCGACCACGAAGTCAGCGACAGCGCTCACCACGGACTGCACGACATGGAAGGCGGCGGTGACCACGGCCTTGTAGGTGTTGACGTATCCGGAGACCGCGCCGACGACCGCCGAGAAGACCTGCGGCACCCACCTGCCGAACCAGCCGACCACGTCCATCACGACGCCCTTGATGGCGCCGAACGCGGCGTTCACGATCGCCCGGAACGTCTCGGACTTCTTGTAGGCGATGATCAGGCCGGCCACGAGCGCCGCGATCGCGATCACCACGAGGCCGATCGGGTTCGCTGACAAGGCGGCGTTCAACAGCCACTGTCCAGCGGTCACAGCCTTGGTGGCGATTGCCCATACGGTCTGGATCGCCGAAAACGCCTTGGTGGCCACACCTACCGCCCACGTCACCGCGAGCAGCCCACCGAGGGCTGCGACGAGGACACCTACTGTAGTGGTGTTCTGGGAGATCCAGTTGACGGCCTTCAGCCCCTCCTCGGACAGTTTCACCATCACCGGCAGCAACTTGGCGCCGATCTGCTCCTGGAGCTCACCGAACTGGACCGTCATGATCTTCGTCTTGCCGGCGGTGGTGTCCGCTGCCCTCGCGGCGGCGCCCTGGTACTTGGTCGCCAGGTCGTTCTGGATCTCGGCGAACGACTTGGTTGCACCGGTGGCGTCCTTCGTCGCCACACCGAGCCGCCCCAGACCACCCACTGACCCGTTCTGGGCCTTCACCATCGCGTCAGTGACCTGCGCCAGCGACTTGCCCGTACCGGCCGCCACATCCATCGCGATCCGCTGGAGGTTGATCGCCTCCCCGACGTCACCCGTCGCGGTGGCGAGCTTGGCGAGCGAGGGCCGCAGTTCGTCATCCGCCACGCCGGTGGCGAGGGAGAGGGAACTGATGTACTTCTCGACGGTGGCGATCTGGTCGTCGGTTGCACCGGTGGAGTTGCGAAGTTGGGTAGCGAGCTGCGACTGCGCCGCCTCGTCCTCCGCCGCTGCCTTCGTCGCCGAGATGGCTGCCGCGCCCGCAAGAAGAAGGCCGCCGGCCAGCGCCTTACCGGCGATCCGACCAGCGGCCTGAGCCTTCCCCGAGAACCCCTGGAGCGCCTTCTCGCCCGACGCCGCATTGCTCTTCAGCGAAGATGCGTCCCCGATGAACTCGACGACGATGCGGCGCCCGCTACCGGCCACGTGCAGCCTCCCGTTCAGCCTTGTCGTGCTCGGCGAGGTACTCGAGGTACTCGTTGATCTCGCGTGGCGTCATGTCGTCGATGTCGGCCGGGGTCAGGCCGTAGAAGTGCGTCAGCCGCGGCAGGGTGGGGAGCAGTTGCCGCCTCAGGCTTTTGGGCTGGACTCCTGCGCCTCGGTCAGCACCTCGACGTCAGAGCCGTAGGACACCGAGTCGAGGACCGTGTCCAGGTCGAGATCGCGCTCACCGTTGGCGTAGCGGACTGCCCACATGAACTCGCCGAGCAGATCGATCCCCGGGTGCTCCTGAAGGAGCATCTGAAGCTCGACGAACCCCTTGCCGATGGTCTGCCGGATGCGCCGCTCCACCGAGCCGGTGATGTCGTTGGGGTTGATGACGTAGTCGACACCGTCAATGCGGATGCCGACCGCCTCGGCGTCCATCGCCTTCTGCTTGCGTGCGCTCACTCGCTGGGCCTGCTTGGCGGGCCGCCGATGGTCCTGCGGCTCCCGAATCGGCTGAACGGTCACTCGAGCCCCACTCCCTTGATGATCTTGTCCAACGCGTCCCGGTAGGTCGCGTCAATGGCGTCCGAGTCACGCCGGATGGTCGGCCACAGGAAGTAGCCGGTGTGGCCCTTCCATGGCGCGAACTGCTGGGTTGTCGGACGGCGACCACCGCCGAACTCCGCGCCGAGCGCCATCGGGTACGCATCGCTGCCCAGAGCCACGCCGGCGGACTTCACACCCGCACTGGCCTTCACCGACGGTGCCGAATGGGCCGCGACACCACCGAGCCCCGACGCGGCACCCTGAGCGTGCGAGGCGACCGACGTGGCCGCCTCCTTGTTCGCCAACCGCACGGCGACCTCGGAACCGTTCTCCAGCGCCTTGAGTCGAGCGATGAGCTCGTTGAGGCCCTCGACCCGAACCGCGCCCTGCTCGGCGCTGGCCTTGATGCGCGGCATCAGCGACCCTGTGCGCGATCGTACTTGCGGAGGATCTCCCTGATCTGCCGACCCGCCTCGATTGGGTCGAGTGCATCGCAGAACTCGCGAAGGTGCACTCGGGCCGCATGGGGATTCGGCATTCCGGTTTCGAGGAAGCCGCCGCAGTGCGGGCAGTCGTAGCGGCTGTCACGTTCCTTGCGACGCCGAAGCCAACGCATCACGGGGTGGCCTGCGAGCAGGTGTAGGCGAGGGTGATCGGCGAGTTGGTGCCGTCGTACTCCGCGACACCGCCCAGCGACTGGGTCAGCCCACCGAGGTCGCCGCCGAAGGACAACTCGTCGAACCGGGCGCCCGGGATGGTCACCGTCAGCACGTCGGCGCCGTTGGTGAATGTCGCCACGATCTGCGCCGACAGTGGGGACACCGTGGTCGAGTGCACCCGGTTCCACTGGGTCAGCGCGTCGAAGTCAGCCTCGGCCGACCACGTCACCTCGAGCGGCCCCGGCGTCGGCTCCTTCGCCGCCGCGTTCCCGCGGATCTGGCGGCGGTCCAGGTTGTAGCCCTGGTCGACCTCCACGTCGAAGGAGATCAGGTCCACCGACGAGCCACCGATCGTGACCACACCATGTACCCACGCGAAGTTCGCGGGGGACGCCGTGTACGAGGCGGTGGCGAGCGCGGTCGCGGTGGTCATCGACGCGGCCCAGATGTCGAGCTCGCAGGTCACCATCTCGTCGACCGCGGACGACAGCTTCCACTTCGGGACCTTGCCGCCGCTGATCGTCAGCGACTGGTTCGTACCCGCCGGGTGGAACGGCATGTTCACCTGTGCGGTGAACGACTTGCCGACAGACTCCGACGACGTGCCCTCCGTCGCGGTGTGCGTGTACGGGCCAGCGCCCGTCGTTGCCACGTGCGGCAGTAGATGCTTGAGCCAGAACCCGAAGTCCTTGCTCATGATGTCGAGCGGCACAGTGCCCTCGACGTTCTTCATGTACGGCACCACACGCGCCTGACGACGCGCACGCGAGCCCACCCGCAGCGGGTTGCCCTCGGTGCGGCCGGCGACCGGCGCGAACGGGACAGCGTCGCCGTTGTACTCGAAAAACCTCGTGACGGTCAGCGGGGTCCCGAACGTGACCTCGTCGATCGCGCCGAACTGGAAGTCGAATGCACCCACGGGTCAGCTCTCCTTCTTGGTGGCCCGAACGGGCTCCCACTGCGCCTGGCCGTCCAGCCCTGCGGCGATGTCCTTGTTGTCCACCTCGACCACCTGTCCCGACTCGACGCCGAGCAGTCCGAGGGCGGGAACGTCGACCGGCTCCTCGCCGACGTACTTGAACTTGCACATGTCGCTCCTAGGTGAGTCGGGCTCGGTAGGCGATCGGGTACGTCAGCGAGACGGCGAGGCCGTTGTCGATCGGCCCCTCAGCGAATCCGCGCTCGGCATCGCCAACCTTCAGCCAGTTGAGGCCAGTCGTGCCGAGAGCGTCGCTGTTCCAGTTGGCTTGAGTGGCGATGAAGTCCTCGGCCGCGGTTCCAGCACCGTCGTAGAGGAAGTTCGACAGCGTCACCGGGTCGGCCTGCTCGCCGTAGCCCTCGACATAGAGGACCAGGTCGAAGGCGCCCTCTTCGTTCCGGTGGATCTTGTTGGCCCGCATGCCTGCCGGGGAGTGGCTGAATCGTCCATTGTCGGTGAAGCACCGCTTCCGGGCCTTCGAGCCCTTGACCGGGATGTAGGTGGTCTCGAAGTCGGAGAACTCCGGGAGTGCCGACAGGGCGGCGACCAGGCCCGCGCGGACCGCCACGAGTTGCGTGCCCATCTCAGGCGAACCCGAACGTTGCCGTGTTCCGCACGTAGGAGGCGATCAGCGCGTCCAGATCCGGGTAACCCGTCGGCCGCTTCTCACCCGGCAGCAGATAGGTGGTGGTGCCGCCGAGCTCGTTGGTCATCGACGTCTTGCGGATGTCGATCCCCGCGGAGTCGGACTGGCCCAGCAGCCGGTCGCGGGTCGCCCACATGACGCCGTTCTTGATGTCGGCGGGGCAGGTGGCCTCACCAGCGGTATAGGTGACGGTCACGTTCGCGACACCCCGTAGGAACGGCTTGCGGTAGGTGCTGCCGACCGCCTTGTACCGGAGCCGGCCGCCCCGGCAGGTCAGCAGCGTCGGATCTACCGTGGCGCCGTCGACAGTTGCGGAGGTGACACTGGTTCCGTTGACCCGGGAGAGGAGCAGACTGCTGGTGTTGTCGCCGTCGAGCTCGTCGGTGATCGTGCGCGGGATGAACGCGCGCCCGATCTCGCGCTCGACGATGGTGGTGAAGTAGGCCGCGGCCGGCAGGATCTGCGCCTCGATGAACGCAGCACAGTCCGGCAGCGCCTGGAGTTCCGCGACGGTGAAGTAGTCCGGGTTGGCCACGGGTCACGCCTCCCTCGTCGCTGTCGCGCGCGTGTCGCCAGGTGGGTGCAGGTAGTCGACCTGGACGTTGGTCCACCCTGTGGTGGCGAGCTGCGCGCGGAGGTGGTCCGGCTCGACGTTCGCGTAGTGCTCGTTCGGTTCGTGCGGGCCACCGCTCGCGCCGTGGGGCGACCTGCCGGGGCCGGCCATCGTCAGGACCAGTCGCCCGCCGGGGCGACATGCCTTCGCCATCGTCGCCAGGATCTCCGGCCACTCCGGGGTGTGCTCGAACACCTCCGTGCACACGACCAGGTCGTAGAGCCTGTCCGGGGTCCATGTGGCGGCGTTCGCCACGATGTCGACCGCGTCGCCCTCTGCGATGTCCAGCGAGACGTAGGGGGTCGCATTGGGGAACAGGTCCCGGACACCGCCGTTGATCTGACGGCCACCGACCTCGAGTACCGCTAGCGCCTCGTCGGTGCGGTGCGCCTCGACATAGGCGCGGGCCTCCTCATGCACCTGGATGCCAGACCGTGCCCTGGTCAGCTACGTAGCCGGGCGGTGGCTCCTCGGTGAAGAAGTACGCCGCGATGCTCCTGCGCCAGCGACTGGCCGCGATCGGGTGGCCGTGCCATGAGTGGTCGGAGGTCTCGAAGATCACCGTCCGGTTGAACTCGGGTGAGATGTCCGCGACACGTTCGGTCGCGCCCCAGAGCTCGAGGTGTCCGCCCTCGTCGTCCCAGTCGTGGTTCAGGTAGGTGATGAAGTTGAGACGCCGGTACCGGTTCGTCGTCGGTGAGCGGTTGAAGTCTGTGTGCACCGCCAGGTACCCGCCCGGCTCGATGCAGTGGTAGCCGCCACCGACGGTCTCCATCGTCAACCCGTCGATGCCGAACATGGTCCCTATCGATGACGCGGCCTGCTCGACGACCTTGAACGCCTCGAGCGTGGACGGCCCCCACAGGTGCGGCGGGCCCTCGAGCTTCCGCTCCTGGCCATTGGAGTAGCGCAACCATCCCAGGTCGTCCGGAGAGGGGAACTCAGCCTTCACTCGCAACAGCAGGTCCTCGTGCCACCACCCGTCGAGGACCACGTGCGGGAAGGGCGCACCCTCGACCCCGTCAGCCGGCATGAGCGGTCAGCCTCTTCTGGAACAGGTCGCGGTCGGTCTTCTGGGACTCCTGCCCCAGGTCGTAGACCTCATCCGACTCGGCCTTGCCCCACAGTGGGTGCAGGTGCTCGACGATCGAGCCGGGTGCGAACGCGAACGTCCCGCGGAGCCGGGCAGCGGTCACGAGCTCGTCATCAACGAACCAGTGCCGGTACCCCTCATGGCACACCGACCCGGGACCATCCCACGATGCGCCAGTCTCGTCGGCGTAGCGGCGGCGGACCAACATGTGGGTGGCGTGCTCGCCGCGGATCACGCGGGGGTTGCCGAGGTCGTTGGTGCCGACCACGTCATGGTCACCCGCCGCAGCCTGCGCGTGGTCGAGCCATCCGGGGTGGAACCGGACGTCGTCGCCGGTGATGAACAGCCACGGCTCAGTGGTCTGCTGGTAGCCGGCGTTCACCTTGGCTGCGAACGAGACGCCGTCGGCGTAGAGCACTGTCGCGCCAGCTTCGTCCCACGCCTTGATCGTCTCGGCGTCATCAGGGTTGGCGACCGCGTACACGGTGGCGATCCCGGTTGTTGCGCGCAGGGTGGCCATGAATGGCGCTGCGTTCTGTGGGCGCCTGAGTACGGGCACGATCACCGCGGTCTGCTCCGTCGCGGGCGGTGGTACCACCTGCCGCCAGTAGTCGCTCTCGCCGAGCCAGGCTGGCTTGAAGTGGGTGGTCCGGACGCCGGAATGGACGTGAATGGGGATGCCGGCAGCGCCCGCACGCAGGCAGAACGACAGGTCCTCGCCCATCAGACGCCCGTTGGCGGTCGGGTTCGGGACCCGGTCATACCAGCCGATCTCGCCCAGCTTCTCGAACACCGAGCGGTGGATGAGGACGCACGCGCTGCCGGTGCCTGCGCACTGGATCAGCGTGTTCACCGGGTACTCGCGGCGGGAGAGGAACCCCGTCTCGCCAGTCGCCTCGATGGTCGTCCAGTCGTAGACGGTCGGTGCCAGCAGCGTCTCCCACCCGCCCATGCCGTCTGGGACCGTCTGCTTCTGAGCGAAGCACAGGCCGCCGACGATGGGCCGGTGGATCGGGTCGGCGACCTCCATGAGCCGGTCCACGACGTCCGGCTCGAACCCCATGTCGGTGTCGATCCAGAACAGCCACTCGGCGTCCTTCTCAGTGAGGAACTGCCGAACAGCCTTGTTGCGGGCCTCGGGGATGCCGTCGGCGCCGTAGCAGCGCATCGCCAGCCACCCGCCGCGCGCGACCCGGCAGTGGTTGCCGAGGTCGTGACCGATGAGAGCCAGGAGCGACTGGTGCCAAGAGGTGGTGACCTCGTTGGGGTGGATGTAGACGACGGTGACCGAGTCGGACGCTGCCTCCAGCGTGGCGGCGTCGCGGGTCACTTGCGGGAGCGCTTCTCGCCCGGCGCAGCGGTGGCGGTCTCGGTGGCGTCAGCCGACCGCTTGGCCGGGGCGTGACCGGCCGGGTAGCCGTCACCATCGAACGGGAGACTGGACCGCAGACCGTACCGCGGGTCGTTGGTGAACAGGTGGGGGTATGCCTTGACCACCGGGTCGTCGGCGAGCCAGTGCTCCCCGATGTTGATCGACTCGGTCCCACCAGTCTTGGGGTTGGACACGAGCCTCGTCTCGATTGCGAAGACGTGATTCATGGAAGTGCCTCCTAGGTTCCAGCGGTGCCAGCGGTACGGACTCTCGTCCGGTTCACGAGGCCCCCCGACCGCTGGGAGCGAGGGGCCTCGTGAAGTCGAGCGGGACTCAGGTCTGGTTGAGCAGACGGAAGCCCTGGTTGTTGGCCGAGCCGCCGCCAATGCGGGCGTAGGCGAACCACCCGCGCTGGCCGGTCGGACGGTTGTTGGTGACGTCGAACAGGGTCGGGACCAGCTCGACGGACATGCCGCCGCGCCGGGCCACCACGTAGTTCGAGAAGTCACCGACGACCGCGACGTTGGTGTGCACGGTCGAGGTGAGGTCCGTCATGTACGGGGTCTCGTACCACTGCCCACCGAGCAGCACCTCCGCGCTCTGCGCGGCGAGCTGCACCGTGGTCGCGTGGAAGTTGTTGGCCGTACCGAGCTGCCGGATCTTGTCGTTGATCTGGACAGCGCCGAGCCAGTTCTGATTGCCGAGCCGGAAGCGCTGCGGCAGGGCCTCGTACACCTTGTAGATGTCCGCCGCGGCCAGCGTGCCAGCCGTGCCGAGCAGAACCTCGACGGTGGTGTCGGCGTCCAGGGCGGTGACGATGCCCTGGGGCTCACCCGAGCCGGAGCCGCGGGTGAACTTGTCCACCAGCAGTTCGTTGTAGCCGCTGGACAGCAGGGTCGACATCTCCGACGCGAAGCCCGGGTAATCCTCCCCGACCTCGATCGAGTAGGGGATGAACCCGCGGGCCATGAACACGTCCACCGACGGCTGCGCCAGGGTCGGCGAGTCGTCGGAGACCGCCGAGGCCTCGGCGTCGAACGACCAGGAGACACCGGCCGAGGAGACGCCCTTCCACTTGTTGGTGTTGACGTCGACCTGGCGGGCGATGGACAGGAACGGGTTCCCAGAGCCCTGCGCCGTCAGGATGATCGAGGGGTCGATGAACACGGGGATGCCGAAGCCGCCCGCCGTGGTCGTGCCCTCGGACATGGCCCGGTACTCCTCCCAAGCCCGGACCGCGTCCCGCTCCTCCTCGCTGAGGACGAGATTCGCGTTCGGGTTGGTGACGAGCTTGACGAAAGCCTCGCGGTAGGCGTCGTTCTCGGTGACGATCACCCGGCGGGCGATGTCAGTCGACCTGCGCACCATGCGCTCGACCTGGGCTGCCTCGTCGTCACGCAGGCCCTTGCCGTCGCCGAGCACACGAAGCGCACGGTCGCGCGCCTCGGGGTTCGTCATCCGCAGGACACCCGAGTTGTCGTCGAGGCCGTGGCGGATGTTGTCGTAGACCTTCTTGACCGACTCGGGGCGCTTGCGGAAGATCTCGGAGATCTTGGCGTGCTTGTTGAGCTTCTCCACGATCGCGTCGCGGATCTCGATGCCCATGTCGAAGGCGGCCTGCTCGTCGTCGTCGAGGTCGCGGAGCTCGCCTTCGTCGGTCTGGTGCATGGAACGCAGGTGCGCATCCATGACCTTCAGGAGCTTGTCGAGCTCCTCGGGGGTCTTGCCGCGGATGTCGTCGAGACTCCCGGGCATGAGGTCGGCGGTGTCGTCGTCGTCGGCCTTCATGAAGTAGGCGCCGTGACCGAAGCGGGCCTGGGCGTCCGCCATGATCCGGGCCACCTGGGACCGGATCTGGGCGTTGGTGGTGTACATGGTGACTCCTCTCAGAGTCGTCGGAGTGACAGGGAGCGCGCTCGTGCGAGCGCGGGGGGGTTGGTGGTGCGTGACGCTTCGTCGGCCTGCCGCTCCGCGTCGTTCTCCTCGCCACCGGCGCCCTCGGCGTCCGGTGCAGCGTGGTCTGTGGTGGGGTCTGTGATCAGCAGCGAGCGGACCCCTACGCTCGTCGCGATGTAGGCGGGCCACACGACGGGGCCCATCTCGGCGACACTTGCCTCAACGATGTCGCGGCGCAGCAGTTCCTCGTCGGGCACGTCCTCGCGCCAGGTCCGGTACAGTTCGGCCTCGATCTCGGCCTCATTGCGCACCTGTCGGCCATCGGGCCAGAACCAGCGTTCCTTGACCGGCGCGAACCGGATGGACATGCCGTTGACGGTGCCGGTGGAGATGACCTCGCGGACCGGTTCGAAGATCGGCGACTGGTGCAGGTCGGCGACCACATGAGCACCGCCGTCCGGGGCACGCTCCGGGTCGATCTCCTCACGCGGGTACCCGGCCTGGAACGCCGCCACCGGGAGCGACCCGATCAGCGGGTGCCGGCCATGGTCGAACTGGATCAATGGGGTCTGCTCACGGAACGAACGCTTCATCGAGCCAGACAGGAACTGCTCCTTGAACCGGCCCTCCCACGAGTCGATGATCGTCTCGGAGTTGAACACCGTTGCGTACCCGTCGAGGGTGCGGCCGTCGCCGGTCTCCTCGACCGAACGGAAGCGGAACGGCGCCACCCGGGGCACCTCGGCCAAGCGGAGCGCGGTCTCACGGCTGCGCACGGCGTGCATCGCCAGTGTGGACTCAGACATCAGCGCCCTCCTTGGGTGCAGGTAGTGCCTTCGGGTCACCGGTGCCGGGGGCTTGGAGCTGCACGGAGTACAGGCCGGTGTGCTTGAGGATCCGGAAGTCACCGGACTCGACCGCGGCGATGACGGATTCAGGTGTGTAGCCGGCCGCGACGAGCGTCGAGATGGTGGTGGCCTTCCAGGAGTTGATCTCGGCGGCGTCCTTGGCGTCCTCGCGGAGCAGCGGCATGTCGATGGTGTCGAACCACAGTTCGGCCCGTGACGGGACGTCGATCACCGGGGAGAGCGCGGCCGCCAGGTCCTGCATGGTCGGGAACACCCACGTGTCCGCGAATAGCCGCCGGGCCTGCCCGAAGTTCCCGGAATTCAGCGAGGAACCCTCGAGTCCGGCCGCGATCCCCAGCACCGGCGCGGGCACTCTCGACAGCATCGAGATCCGGGTCTCGCCGCCACCCTGGGTGTTGCGCATGTCGAGCTCGGCGAGGTTCGACCCGATCACTTTCGCGTCCGCGCCGGTCGTCAGGTACAGGGTCCGGTAGGCGTTCGCCAGTCCCGAGTGCCGCTCCTCCAGCATCTCGACCATCTCGATGAACTGGTCCCGGTTCACAGCTGGGAGTCCGCTGACGACCAGGTTCGGGGTCGCGCCATTCGTCAAGTACCTGGTCTTGAACTCCGAGGCCGCCTGATCGGACTGGATGTCCCGCAGGCCCGCGGTGATCCACGACATCCCCATGCCCGGGTTCTCCGGGTCAGGGATCGGGGACCAGTGCGCCACGTCCTTCGGGTCCAACACCGTCGGCTTGGTCTGCGAGTTGCCGATGCCGCCGTTCTGGTAGATATACCCGATCAGTTCGCCATCGAGAGCGTGGTCGGGGTGGTCGGGCTCGAGGTCGGAGCCGTAGACGGCGCCGACGAAGTCCGGCCGCAGCAACTTCAGCCGGTCCGGCCTGCGCAGCACGAACGAGTTCCCAGCCAGACCTGCATGCCACTCCATCAGCCCGACCAGGTCGCCCGTGGTGCCGTTCGGCCACGGCCGCTCCAGCAGCGACAGAGCCCCGGTCCCGAACGTCTTGCGCGGGTTCGTCGGATCCCACGGCGGGTTGCGGAACGTGAACCGCACCTGGGAGAGGACTAGCGCGCGGACCATCTGCGCGGCGAACGCCGGCGGGCACGACTTGAGCGCACCCATGTACCCCGGCAGCGAGTTCGTAATCGTCTTCAGACGGGTCTGCGCCATCGTCTGAGACATGCCCGCAGGCATCCCGAACGTGTAGGTGGTGTTCCCGTACTGGAAGGCGTTCGGGAACAGGTAGTCGGTCAGCCACGTGTCGACCGAGAACCGCTCCGCGGCCGGCTGACGCTGGTCGCGGATGCGATCAAGCAGCCCCATGCTCGGCCCGCTTCCTCATATCCGACCAGCCGAGCCGTACCGCCGCGACACAGGTCACACAGGCGATGGCCACGGCCGCGGCCATGATGCCGATCGTGTACAGGGTTGCCAGGGGAATGCCCACCGCGATGCGCCCGGCTCGGCGAGCAACGATTGACAACATCCCGGCTCCTCTGGTGGTCAGCGCCACCCCCCGAAGAAGGCGGTAGTCAGGTTCTGGGAGGCGCCCCACGACGCGAGCGAGACCGCCTTCAACATCGAGATCTCGCCCGACTCGCGGGCGAACAGCCAGCGCTGGCCGACCTTCCGCTTGCCGGCGTTGCGGACCGCCGTGTTCAGGTCCTCGTAGTCGCCGTGGGTGACCTGCTTGGCCTCCACCGCGTCATACAGGTCAGCCGAGGCGCCGATCACATCGTCGAGACCGACCCACTCCACGTTCACACCGGCCGCCTTCAGCTCGGCCTCGAGCGTCTCGCTCGGGTCTTTGCTGTCCATCACGACCGGGACGTTGATCTCGCGCTGGATCCGCGCGACCTCGGCGACGAACTCAGCTCGTCCGAACGTCGGGTCCGTCATCCGCACATGCAGGATGCGCTCGGTCCTCCCCGAGACCACCGGCGCGATATGCGGGACCAGCCCCTTGGTAGCGAGCCCACACGACAGCCAGACCCGGTCCTCGTCGAGAGCGATCCCGAGCGCCGCCGGCTCCGCTGGTTCGGCAGTGGTCGAGCAGAGAGGCCAGTTTGGCATGACGAGCGGCCTTGTGCCGACACCGTCATCCCAGACGCCCATGCCCTCGCGGAGGAAGTCGGCCGGCGTCAGCTTCCGCTTCAGGCGCATGATCGACTGGACCGGGGTCCGCGTCGGATATGACGGGTTCGCCTTCGCCCACTGCTTCCGGTCATCCGGGCTAGCGCCCTTGTCGGCGCCGAGCTCGATCCATGCGCCGTCGTGGAGCGTGCCCTCGAGCGCCTCTTTCCGCATCCGCGTGAACGACTCGGACATGTCCTCAGGCTTCGGCGGCGTCCCGATATAGAGCTGGAGCCCGAACCGCGATGTGTTCATCGTCGCGAGCATGTTCGAGAGCGCGCGATCCGAGAGGATCTGCGCCTCGTCGAATATCAGGATGTCGACACCCGGGATGCCACGACCGAAGCCGCGCTCACGAGCGCCGAACAGGATGCGGGAGCCGTTGTGGAACCGGATCTCCTCGTCACCCGATCCGGTGAACACCTGCCGGACGTAGGGCTTGACCTTGGACCGGTCCGCGAACCCCTGCATGGCCAGGAACGTCTCGCCGTGAGTACGGGCGTGATGCGCCGACCAAATCACCAGCAGGCCCGGCATGTTCACACTCAGCGCGAACACCATCGCGCCGACCAGGTAGGTCTTGCCCACCTGTCGGGGAAGTGACAGGCCGACCCCATCGATCATCGCCGCGAGGTTGCCGTCGTCTCGCTTGGCGAGCATCACGCGGCCGGCCTGCTCCTGCCAGTCGTCGAACGCGATGCCGAGCTTCTCGTTACAGGTCTTCCGCACCGCCGGCCATGCCGTGGATGTGATCCCCGTGGGAACGGCCAGATGCTTGGCGACCTCAGAGAGCTTGCGAGTCCCAGTCTTCGTCACCCGCGACGTCGTGGGCATCTGCGCCCTCCTCCTTCGCGCGCAGGTCGATCTGCTCGATCTCCTTCGCGATGTCCTGGAGACGACGGGTCAGCGCGGCGAGATCCCGCGGCGGGCACTCCGGGTTGGAGACCGTCTGCGCGATCCGCTCACGCATCGCCACGAGCAGCTCGCGGTGATCGCCGGTCGCCGCAGCCTGCGCCACGGTCAGCTTCTTCGCGGGTGCCGCCTCGTCGGACTTCACCGAGCGGAGCGCCGGCTTGCGAGCAGCCATGACCCCTCCCCGATGGTGTGTGGAAAACGCGATAGATAGAGCAAAAGAG